TCAGCTACTACGTCAGCTAAATGGATTGAATGTGAATTTAATATCATTGGTGGTCAGTTTGACAAACGTAAAGTTTGGCATAACATATTTTTTGATGGCGATAAAAAGAACCCAAGTGGTGTTTCTATGTCCAGAGAAATAGGTTTGCAAAGTTTACGAAAAATTGTTGATAGTGCAAAAGGATTAGCTCCTTCAGATATGTCTCCAGAAGCTAATACTAAAAGACAAATATCTGGATTAGAAGCCTTAAATGGTATGGAGTTCTGTATCAAAGTTGCAGTTGAAAAAGGTACTAACGGTTATGATGACAAAAATAAAATGTTGTCACCTGTTACGGTTAATCAAGAAGGTTATATTGGTGGGGGCAATGCTCCGCAAGCACAAGCACCATCACAGCCATCTTCTCCTATTCAACCACAAGGGCAACAGCAACATTCTGGTGTTAAGCCTTCTTGGGCTTAATATAGGTTTTACGAATCTCTAGCGGCAAGATGACCTTCGTCTGCTAGAACTCGTTTGGGTAGCACGAGTGCCGTAAAGCTACCCTTTCTTTATCTAGCAATGAGGGAACTATGATACTTAGACCATACCAACAAATAGCAGTCGATGACGCATCAACAGCTTTAAACAAACATAAAAACACTATTGTTGTTGCTCCAACAGGAGCGGGTAAAACTATTATGTTGTCCGCTTTAATAGGCAAACGATATAAAAAGAACAACAAAGTATTAGTTATTCAACATAGAGACGAACTTGTCAGACAGAATGCAGATAAGTTTTCTCGTGTGAATCCAAACATATCCACAAGTATAGTTGACGGATCAGAAAAGGATTGGTCTGGACAATCTATATTTAGTATGGTGCAGACGCTTTCAAGACCGAACAATTTAGATAATATGTGTAAATTTGACATGGTTGTGATTGATGAAAGCCATCATGCCATAGCTGAAACCTATCAAAGAATTATTAACAGGGTCAAAGAAGCGAACAATTCTGTAGAGATAGTTGGTTTTACAGCGACTCCTAATCGTGGAGATAAAAAAGGTTTAAAGACCGTATTCAATAATTGTTCGCATCAGATAGAAATAGGAACACTAATCCGTGAAGGATTTCTTGTGCCACCAAAAACATTTGTTATTGACGTAGGTGTTACAGAAGATTTGCAAAATGTTCGTAAAAGCATATCTGACTTTGATATGGGCGAAGTTGAAAGGATTATGAACAAGCGAGCCATCAATGAAAAAGTTATAGATGAATGGAAAGACAAGGCTGGCGATAGAAAAACAGTTGTGTTTTGTTCTACAGTTGTCCATGCACAAGACGTTTGTGACGAGTATCGTAGATCAAATGTAAGAGCTGAACTTGTTACAGGAGAAACTCCGAGTGATGAAAGACAGAAAATACTACATGATTTAGAGCATGGTGATGTTCAAGTTGTGGTTAATGTGGCTGTTCTTACAGAAGGTTTTGATGCTCCACCTGTCAGTTGTATTGTTCTAACAAGACCATGTTCATACAAATCCACAATGGTTCAGATGATTGGTCGTGGCTTACGAACAATAGACCCAGAAGAACATCCAAATGTTATTAAGAAAGATTGTGTGGTTTTAGACTTTGGAACTAGTGTACTTACACACGGATCGTTAGATGAAGGTGTAAATCTTGAAGGAGCTGAAGCTCAAAGATCAGGAGAAGCTCCTGTTAAAATATGCCCTAGTTGTCAGTCAGAAGTGCCATTGTCATCTCGTGAGTGTGCGATATGTGGACATGAATTTGGAGCGGAAGGCAAAGAAGCATTAGAAGACTTTGTTATGACAGAAGTTGATCTCATGGATAGATCTCCTTTTCGTTGGATTGATCTCTTTAATAATGGTCGTTGCATGAGTGCTAGTGGCTTTAATGGGTTTGGTATGGTCGCACACTTAGATGACATATCTGTAGCTGTTGTAAAACGAACTGGAGGCAAGTTGAGGGTGGTTAGTGTTGGTACTAAAGAACAAGCCATTGCATCGGCTGATGACTTTCTAAGAGAGATTGAAGACAGTGATGCCGCTAAGAAGGGCAAGAGGTGGCTGAATGAAGCTGTAACCCCTAAACAATCACAAGCCTTAAATCGTTTTGGTGTTTCAGTTAAAGCTGTTGATTTCAGTTGGAATAAGTACAGAGCGGCTTGCTGGTTAAACTATGTGTGGAACAAACAACAGATAGACGAAAAGATTATAACAATAGGAGAAAAGGATGAAGCGTAAACAAGCACTAAAAAAAGCCGAACAATTAATAACAGGAGACCGAGCTAAAGATTATGGAGACGCTTATCAAACTCATGAGAGCATAGCTAAAATGTGGTCTGTTTTGTTAAAGAAAGAAGTGTCTGTGCATGACGTTTATCGATGTATGATTGCTGTTAAATGCGTAAGATTAACACACACTCCAAAGCATGAAGACAGCATGATTGATATTATTGGATACTCTGCTTTAGCAATGGAGGCTATGGATGGCAAGCATCAGAGTTGATTATACAATCTTCTATGAAGAAGACTATAGAGAAAAAAAAGGTAAACTTTTTGTTCCTGTGGATATGGACTGCGATCAACAAGAGCTAATAGATTGCGTCCACGATGCTATATTAGATACTTGTGAAGATGATGATGATGTTATTGGTGGATCAGCCGTAATTTATTATTTTGGAACTAAAATAGATGTGCAATTTCAAGTTGAGGAGAATGAAGAATGTCAGACAACCATCCACTAAAGATTTTTGGTCGTATTTGCGAACAAATAGGCTGGGATAAAAAACTATCTGATTTGTCAGAAGACGAAGTTATTGGTATAGTATCTAACATACAGCTTTCAGCTAATGTAGACGATTTGTATGATGGAGAATATATTGCTCGTATCCACTTTCAATACTCAGATAAATCATGGAAAGGAGACGATATTGCTCCCTTCTAAAGACATAACAGAAAGTATTTCAGCATCTCTTGATGAAGCAATCTTAGCTGAAAATAGCAAACGTAAAAAAAGAACTTATCTTGGTGGCTCGTCTCTTGGCGAATCATGTTCCAGAAAAATACAGTACAGGTACTTAGGAACTGAGTCTGATGAGGGTCGTGATTTTACTGCAAACACCTTGAGAATATTTCAGTTTGGACATGAAATTGAAGATTCAGTTGCACTCTGGTTAAAAAATGCTAACTTTGATTTGCGTACAGAAGACAAAAAAGGCGAACAATTTGGCTTTTCTATCGCAGACGGGGAGATTAAAGGTCATATAGATGGTGTGATATGCGGAGGTCCTGTTGACATGGGGTATCCGTGTTTATGGGAGAATAAGTCAGCCAATGATAAAAAGTTTAGAGAATTTATGATGAAGGGTGTAGCAAGAACTAATGCAGTTTATGCCGCTCAGATAGCTGTCTATCAAGCCTATATGAACTTAACAGAATACCCATGTTTGTTTACAGTATTAAATAAGAACACAAGCCAGATATACTACGAACTCGTGCCATTCAATAAAAACTTGGCGCAGGAGATGAGTGATAAAGCAGTAAATATTTTAGAAGCCACAAAAGCAAAAGAAACTTTGCCAAGAGTAGCGTTTTCAAAAGATTTTTTTGAGTGTAAGTGGTGTGAATTTCAAGATAGATGTTGGGGTTAAAATAGACGACATTATAATGTAGAGAAAACAATGTCGTCTATAACTTCAGCCAATGAAGGTAAGGATATAATAATGAGTATAGTAAGACTTGGCAATACAAATCGTGAGTTAAACTCACATCAATTGGTGGAACTAATAAGCGAGAAAGTGCCTCCAGAAGTGCAAATAGATGAGTTGCGAAACACATACCCCAACGGGGTTATTCGTGGCGATCAGTTTTCCATAGGTTCTTTATCGGGCGAAGCTGGGCAATCGTTAAAGATAGATATTAATCCACGATCTCCGTACTTTATGAAGGGTCAGGATTTTAACGGAGCTTCAGGTATAGGTGGTATTGTAAAGATATTGATGGAGGGTCGTGGTATGAGACTTCCTGAAATAAAAGAATTGTTCGGTTCTTATCTGGATAATACGCCTGGATTTGTTCGAGATACAGAAGCTCCTGCTCCAGTTATAAATACATCTTTACGACAACAAATAAATATAAAAACTCCTTTTGATAGCGAACACTTGTATCTTAATTCAGATGGAGAAATCCTTTGTATGGTTAGACGATACAACATGCGTGATGGTGCAGGGAATCCTACAATGGACGATCATGGCAAGCCTAAGAAAGAGTTTCGTCAGTTTACTGGAACTAATCCGTATCCTAAAATGCCTGACGTTAGACCTCTTTACAATATACCGAACATTTCTGCCTCTGATAAAATAATCTGGGTTGAAGGCGAGAAGTGTGCTGATGCTCTTAATGAATTAGGTTTTACAGCCACATGCACTATGGGTGGAGCGGGCATGTTATCTCGTAAATCATCTAGTCAATTTGACTTTTCTCCGTTGCATGGAAAAGAATTAGTTATATGGCCAGATAATGATAATGCTGGAAAAAAGGTTGCCGAACTTGTGCAAGACTTAGCTATGAACGCAGGTGCAAAGTCAGTTACAATGTTAACTCCACCTTTAGGTAAGCCTGAAAGATGGGATGCAGCTGATGCCATAGCAGAGAGTTTTGATATAGGTCAGTTCCTAAGTGCGACAGTTAAGAATGTTAAAAGAAACATTAACCTATTAGATAGCAGTTTATTAATTAATCGTTTTGAGGGTCAAGCACCCGAACAAAAGTTTTTGATTGGCGAGACGTTGCCTCTTGCTGTTCCTATAATATTTTCTGCGTCTGGCGATGCTGGAAAAGGTATGATGACTTTGGATTTGGCTATGAAAGTTGCCTCTGGAGAACCTATGTCTAGTGCTTTTGGTGGTCATATTACTGAGTTTGGTAACGCTATTATATTTACAGCAGAAGATGATGAAGGTGAAATGCACAGAAGAATTGAACGCTTAGATGCGAACAATTCTAGGTTTAATTACGAACACGAACTTCGTATTGTGTCTTTGCCAAATCTAGGTGGTGTTTTCCCTATACTTCAAGACACCCATGATGGCTATAAGACAAGCAATGAGTTTGATAAAATATACGCTCAAATGTTGCAAATGAATAATCTGAAGCTAATCGTATTTGATCCGTTGGCATCTTTTGTTCATGCCGATGTTAACTCTGATCCAGCAGCAGGTGCAGCTTTAACAGGTTTATTGGCTCAGATAGCTACAGAAACAGGTGCTGCTGTAATCATGTGTCATCATATGACAAAAATTAAAGATGATACTGTTGTGTCATCTCCAGAGCAAGCAAGGAATATGATTCGAGGTACATCTGCTTTAGTTGATGGTGTTCGTTGTGCCTTTACAATATGGCAAGTTGACGAGTCCACAGGTCGTAGGCGTTGCCAAGATTTAGGTATCGAGTATCAAAGAAACAGATGTTTTGATGGTGCAGTTGTTAAGTCTAACGGACCTGCAAGACGAGATATTAGACATTTTATTCGTGATACAATGACTGGATTATTAGAGGATCGGTCTGAAGATATTGCACGATTACATTCGGGTAGTAACAGAGAGATTAAAAAAGATGCGATGTTCGCTTGGATTACATTATGTGAAAGAGAAGGTAAGGCCTTAACACAACAATCAGGAGCTGATGCAATCTTACAACGTATGAGTGCAGATCCAGACGCTCCTAAAGTTTTAGAAAACGCTACGCAGCGAACAATTGATGGATTGGTAAGAGAGTTATTGAATGAAGTTAGGATCGCAAAGTATTCTTTCAGTAGAGCAGGTGGTCGTAAATGGCTTGGTTCAGTTGATGGAGA